CTGCGGCAACTGTGTTCCATAAAGAAGAACCCAATAGTGCAAGAATGCGTTACATAAAGGAATATTACAATGCGGCTTCTGACGGCTTATTCACTCTCGCTACTCCTGTTCTTGCTGGGCTTGGGACACCTACAAAGCAGTTTTCTAGTTGTGTACTCATTCGCAGTGATGATGACCTTGACTCCATTTTTGCTAGTGGAGAAATGATGGCCAAGTATGCCAGCAAACGTGCTGGCATTGGACTAGAAATTGGACGCCTACGCCCGTTGGGATCTCCTATAAGGGGAGGTGAAATAATGCACACCGGCATGATCCCTTTTCTAAAGAAGTGGTTTGGTGATTTACGTTCATGCTCACAAGGAGGTATCCGTAATGCAAGTGCTACTGTTTTTTATCCTATTTGGCATCATCAGTTCGATGATCTTATTGTGCTTAAGAATAATCAAGGTACTGATGAAACACGAGTCCGTCACATGGACTACGGTGTTGTGTTATCCTCCTTCTTCTGGAGACGATTTCGAAATAAGGAAACTATAACCTTTTTTGATCCAAACGAAGTACCAGACCTGTATGAAGCATTTTATAAGAATACCGCATTGTTTGAAGAATTATATGTAAAATATGAAAAACAAAAGGGTCTTCGTAAAAAACAAATGGCCGCAGAAGATGTGTTTAAAGGCGGCATTCTAAAAGAACGTACTGACACTGGACGCATCTATCTAGTGTTCATAGACAATGTACAAAATCAAGGACCATTTGATCCTGAGTATCATACAATTTACCAGAGTAATCTTTGCTGTGAAATACTTTTACCTACTAAACCCTTTAAACGTTTGGATGACAGCGATGGTCGTATCGCTTTATGTACCCTCGGTTCAATTAACTGGGGTGCGTTCCGTAATCCAGAAGACATGCGTCGTGCTTGTCGCATACTCCAGCGTAGCTTGTGTAACATACTGGACTATCAAGACTTTCTTTCCATACAGTCTAAACTAAGTAACGATGAAATTCAACCATTAGGTATTGGTGTTACTAACTTAGCCTATTGGCATGCCAAGCGTGGATTGCGTTATGGCGAGAAAGATGCACTACAAGATGTTAAGAGCTGGATGGAACACCAAGCATTCTACTTAACGGAAGCAACAGTTGAGTTGGCCAAAGAACGAGGTCCATGCACACATAGTGAGAAGACACGTTACGGTCAGGGTACGTTTCCGTGGGAGCTAAGAGCCAAAGGTGCTAATGAACTAGCAGACTTTACCCCAGAACTAGATTGGGAAACCTTACGTGCTAATATGAAGCAGTATGGTGTTCGCAATGCTACACTTATGGCCATTGCTCCAGTAGAAAGTTCTAGTGTTGTCATTAATTCAACTAACGGTATTGAAATGCCTATGAGTCTTATTAGCACAAAAGAATCAAAAGCAGGCAGCTTCACACAGGTTGTTCCGGAATATCACAAGTTAAAGAATAAGTATCAATTAATGTGGGAACAAACAGACTGTGTTGGATACTTAAAAACAGCGGCTGTGCTGGCTGCGTATGTTGACCAAAGTATTAGTACAAATACATTCTATAATCCAGCACACTTTTCAGAACGTAAAGTACCAACTACACTAATTGCTAAAAATTTAATGCAAGCCCAACTATGGGGATTAAAAACATTTTATTATAGTCTTATCAACAAACAAGGCGCCAAAGCCCCTACAGAAGCTATTGCTGAGGCGTATATAAATGGTCATAATATTGCAGGAATAAATGGACATTTTATTGACCTTGAAGAAGATTGTGAGGCTTGCAAGCTATGAATCAAGAACTTACAACAGATGATTTAATTGTAACATGGTTGAATTATTGGGGTATTAACAATATTCCACTAATTGAAGAAGAGGCAAAATCGTATATTCTTCAAGCATTGAGTGATGAAAATACTATCAAGGTTTATCTTGATAACGAAGGTGCATTAATAATCGAAGGTGATTGATGAGCATAAAACAATATAATTTAAACACAAAGACAGACTATCTAAATCGAAAGATGTTCTTGGACCCTGCTGGTCCTGTTACTATTCAACGTTTTGAAGAAGTAAAGTATAATAAAATTGCAGACTTTGAAAAGACAGCCCGTGGTTTCTTTTGGGTTCCTGAGGAGATTAGTCTAAGCAAAGACGCAAATGATTTTAAGGATGCATCTGATGCAGTTAAACATATCTTCACTAGCAATTTGCTTCGCCAAACAGCTCTTGATAGTCTGCAAGGTCGCGGCCCAAGTCAAATCTTTACTCCGGTCGTAAGCCTGCCAGAACTAGAAGCTTTAGTTTATAACTGGACGTTCTTTGAAACTAATATTCATAGTCGCAGTTACAGTCACATTATTCGCAACATCTATAACGTGCCTAAGGAAGTGTTCAACACTATCCACGACACTAAAGAGATTATTGACATGGCAAGTAGTGTAGGCGCATACTATGATAAACTACATATGATCAATTGCCTAAAAGAGGCAGGTGAAAATATTGAAGAAGCAATACATATCAAAGCAATCTATCTAGCACTACATGCCAGTTATGCATTAGAAGCATTCCGCTTTATGGTTAGTTTTGCTACATCACTTGCCATGGTTGAGAACAAGATCTTTATTGGCAATGGCAACATTATTAGTTTAATTCTACAAGACGAATTACTACACAAAGGTTGGACAGCTTTCTTAATTAATCAAGTAGTCAAAGAAGATCCACGTTTTGCTCGTACTGCACAAGAATGTCAAGAAGAAGTTATACAAATTTATAAAGATGTTATACGTGAAGAAAAAGCCTGGGCAGATTATTTGTTCCAAAAAGGTCCTGTTATTGGACTTAATGCCAACATTCTAAAAGATTTTGTCGATTACACAGCAGTCGGCGCCCTAAAGGATATCGGCATAAAATACTGGGCACCTGCGCCAAAATCAACACCAATCCCATGGTTTAACAAGCATAGTGACACAAGTAAAAAACAAACAGCATTACAAGAAAATGAGTCTACCAATTATGTGATTGGAATTATGAGTGATACGATAAATTATGAAGAGCTACCTCAATTTTAAGGATAAAAAATGAAAGCAGTTGTATGGAGTAAAAATCATTGCCCGTTTTGTGATCAGGCCAAGGGCCTACTCAAATTAAAGGGTATTGAAGTTGAAGAAAGAAATATTAATAACGGTTGGACTAGGGAAGCATTGTTAGAAGCAGTACCCAACGCCAGAACTGTACCACAAATCTTTTTAGATGATAAATTAATAGGTGGATATACCGAACTTCAAAAATATTTAGAAAAGGAAAAACATGCTAATTGAAAACGAAACTAAACCTGGACAGATTGTTACAATCAAATTAACCAGCGGTGAAGAAATTATTGCAAAGTTAGAAGAAAATACTGCTAATACACTTAAAGTATCTAGACCGGTAGTTTTAACAATGACACAAAACGGACTAGGAATGGCGCCATATCTATTTACTGTAGATATTGATACATTAGTCCGAATAGATAAAAAAGTATTAGTAGTACTTGAACAAACAGAAACTGAAGCTGCCGAACAGTATAATAAAGCAGTAGATGATTCTCGTCTTGCAGAAGTAACTAAAAAGAATAAAAATGCGGCCATGGGTGTAGCACCTAAGGTTAGCCCAGAAAAGGTATAATTAGACTATGCCATCAATAGCAAGAGATGGAGATCCTACTACTACAGGACATGGATGTGATGCTACCACTACTGTAACCGGACCTTCAGGTAATGTTTTTGCTAACAATATTGGTGTTGAAAGACAAGGAGATCCAACTTCTGCCCATACCATTCCATCAGGTAATTTGTGTGTTCCACACAGTGCTGTGATAAATGTAGGTTCTGGTAATGTGTTTGTAAACAGTATACCTGTTGCTCGGGCAGGTGATAGCACAGATAGCGGAAGTATAACATCTGGGTCTCCTAATGTTTTTGCCAATTGATTTGACAAAACTGATCTCTTGTTTTAATATAAAACAATCTACGAACATTACAAGGAGATATTATGTCAAATAGATATTCAGATTTTACCAAAATTATAGAAGCAATGGAAAGCGACTTCGAAAAATTTTATGATAAAGAAGTAGGTGCCGCAGGAACTCGTGTACGCAAACATTTGCAAGAATTAGCAAAGCTCTGTAAAGAAGTACGTAACGATGTTACCGCAGTTAAAAACGCTCGCAAAGAGGCCTCGGGCAAATAAACTGCTAATCTAGTCAACAAAAACCGGGCTAAATACGTTATAGTATTACAGTCTAGGAGATTGATATGAAAAAATTGTTAGCTGTTTTATTATTGGTTGTTAGTGGTGCCGCAATGGCACATGGCCCTCATGGTTATTGGCACCACAACAACGGCGGTTGGAATTGGATGGCTCCGGCAATAATTGGCGGTATCATAGGTTATGAAATTAGTCGACCACCTGTTTACACATCTCCACCAGTTGTCATTCAGCAGCCTCCAGTTGTTGTCCAACAAAATCCTGTTATTATACAAGGACAAAATTGTAGTCCTTGGACACAAATACAAAATCCTGACGGAACTATAACTACTACAAGGACCTGTACACAATAATGGCTTATTCAGAACAAGTTATTGATCATTACGAAAACCCTCGTAATGTAGGTAGTTTTGCTAAAGATGAAGAAGGTGTAGGTACAGGTATGGTAGGTGCACCTGCCTGCGGCGATGTTATGAAACTTCAAATTAAAGTAAATAATGATGGAGTCATAACAGATGCCAAATTTAAAACGTATGGTTGCGGAAGCGCGATTGCGTCGAGTTCGCTCGTTACTGAATGGGTTAAGGGACGGACACTTGACGAGGCGGCAAAGATCAAAAATAGCGAGATTGCTACTGAGCTTGCCCTCCCCCCTGTTAAAATTCATTGTTCAATACTTGCAGAAGATGCGATCAAAGCGGCCGTAAATGATTACCGTAACAGACACAGCCAAAGAAAAAATCAAACAGTTACTGGCTAAAAGAGGCCAGGGCGTAGGTATAAGGATAGGAGTCAAAACCACAGGATGTAGCGGTTTGGCTTACACCTTAGAATATGTCAATACATACACGCCAGAACCGGGCGTGACTAACTTTGCTCAACCGGATTTTGTAGTCCTAATTGATGCCAAAAGTCTAGTATATTTGGACGGGCTAACGATAGATTGGGTTCGCAATGGACTCAATGAAGGATTTGATTTTAAGAATCCAAATGAGCGCGATCGCTGTGGATGCGGCGAATCATTTAGAATTTGACACATTTCAAAAATTCTGCTATAATATACAAATACTGTAACTTTTGGAGATAACTTTGAGTATGCATTTAGAAGGCCCGTGGCTCAGTACCACCGGCAAAAAGAAAGGCAAAAAGAAATTCGCTTCGTCAGAACATGCTAAAAAATCTAGAGAATTAGATAATTCGTGGCAAGAATTGTTGAAAAAGTACGATGTTGAAGCTGAAACTAAGCGAAAAAACCGTGCGTTATCAGCACCACCATTAGTTTATACACTATCAACGCCTGCTCACCGCTCTACACGCCATATTCCTAGTGTAAAAGATACACATCTTGGCGCAGTAAGTTCTAAGCCTGTGCAACACTATACTGGTACTAAGATGATTGGTATTGGTACCCTGCATAAATCAAACGCTGTGCCGGTTTTTTCGGACGATGAAGCAATTGATATGGCAAAAATGCGCAGATAATTCTAAAAACTTATGTTTTTATGATCTATCTCGTGACATAACTATATATTGTACCTCATAGGTTTGGGGTACAAAGTAATAAGGCTTTTAACGCATAAGGAGAATGTATCGGAGCCGTGAAAGTGGGACCTAGCGAATCCCTTATCCAGCGTAAAGGAGGAATACAATGATACGCACAATCAAATTAGTAATTTATACTATCGCTTTAATGGCGGTATTGAGCATAGGATACAAAGCAGTTGATTATAAATTAAAATATTTAGAAACAAACAAACTAGCAATGAGTCCTGTCACTATGGCAGTAAGAGAAAAACAATTAGACTGCCTTGCAAAAAACATTTACCACGAAGCCGGTTACGAACCTTTTGAAGGTAAAGTAGCTGTAGCTCAAGTAACAATTAATAGATCAAAGAGCGACAAATTCCCTAGCGATATTTGTCAAGTCGTATACCAAAAAAATGTTGTGTACGAAAAAGTTTTATGCCAATTTACTTGGTACTGTGAACAAGCATCTATTACTAAACCATTGAATAAATCTGCTTATACAGAAAGTATGGAAGTAGCTAAAAAAGTTTTATTAGAAGGGTTTAGATTACGTGATTTAAATTCGGCATTATATTACCATGCTGATTACGTACATCCAAACTGGAAGAAAACGCCAATTGCCAAAATTGGTCACCACATTTTTTATGAGTGATTACTATGAACAAGCAAGATTTAAAAAATAACATAAACAATTTTTTTAATTTGAATTTATGGGTATCTGCTGTAAAAGAGCACGCCCCGCAGGTCAGTGCTGAAACTATGGGTTGGATAGCTGTGGTGCTTTTGCACCTTGCAGCCATCCCTACGCTGTTGGCTGTTTTAACTGGCTTGACAGAAAAGATGCCGCCTGTAGACCTAGTGCTATTTTCATGGGCAGGGCTTTTTTGCTTTTTTATTAAAGCTACAATTCAACGAGATCTGTTAAACATTGTGACTATTGGTCTAGGGTTTTTTATACAAGCCTGTTTATTAGCTCTAATTGTCTTCAAATAACGCTAAATATTAGATATTAAGGAGCATTAGAATGCCATCAGGATTTCAACAAGATCAAAATCAACTAACCCCAGGTTTTTACCGTGTAGTGCTAACACTAAACGGCGGCACAGCAACATATCCGAGTGTTGCGAATTCCAACTCAACTACTGCATCTGGCGGAGTATATGTGCAAGATTGGAGTTTTTTTACAACACTACCAACTACCCAAAATTATTCAAATTGCCTATCACAAGGCAATCTTCGTTGGCAAGCAATTATTGAAGAATTGGAAAAAATTGCAGATGCGCAAATTTTGGACGTTGTAGTTACAAGTGCCGACACTAATGTAGCCAATAATCAGCCTACTCAGATAAGTTTTACTGTAAAATACGATAGAGACGCTTTTGTATTACCAGCAGTTCAAGCTATTATGTTGCAGACTAATCCTTCAAATACAACATTTTTGGGTTATGATAATTCTACAACAATTACAACAACTGCTAGAGCAGTAAGACAGTTAGTAACAACTGGTATTACAAGAGGCGGAACAGCAGGCTATGTACGTAGTTACAGAGTCTACAATGTTGCAGGCAATCAAGAAAACCAACAAAATGTTACAATTAAACAACCAGACACACCGGCTAACGTATTTGCAGATGTTGCAGTAACACAGATAGCAGGTACAACTTTGATTTAACGGATGATTTTAGCTTATCTATTATTAATAACAGGTTTAACAATATCGGCGGTCGCAATCTACTATTCTGTAGTAGGTTTGACCGCTATATTTTCTGCGGCAGTTATTCCAATTATTATTATGGGGTCAGCTCTTGAAGTTGGCAAACTTGTCTGCGCCTCTTGGTTAAAGGCTAATTGGGAACGTGCTCCACGTTTCATGAAGTATTACATGATCACTGCGGTTATGGTTCTAATGCTTATTACTTCAATGGGTATCTTTGGATTCCTATCTAAGGCACATAATGACCAAAACTTAGTGTCAGGTGATGTACAAAGTAAAATTGCAGTCTATGACGAGAAAATTAAAACGGCTAGAGACAACATCGAAGCCGACCGTAAACAACTTAAACAAATGGATGAAGCTGTGGACCAAGTTATGGGACGCAGTTCAGATGAAAAGGGCGCCGACAAAGCAGTTGCCATCCGTAGGTCACAAGCCAAAGATCGTGCGGCACTTGCTAAAGATATCGAAGCCAACCAGAAAATCATTAGTACCCTCAGTGACGAAGCCGCACCTATACGAGCTGAAGTCAGAAAAGTGGAAGCAGAAGTTGGACCAATCAAATACATAGCCAAGTTCATTTATGGTGATAAGGGTGCTGACGAAAACTTTTTAGAAAAAGCAGTAACATGGATTATTATCCTTATTGTGATCGTATTTGATCCACTAGCAGTTATCATGTTGCTAGGCGCACAAATGACTTTTGGTTGGTTAAAAGAATCAAAAGAAAATGAGTTTCTACTACACAAAACTGTAGAACATACAGATTTGCCAACACTAGAAAAATTAGAACAAGAATTTGAAGAATCAATAGCTACGGAAGAAGTCGTAGAAGAATTTGTTGAACAAGAAGCAGAAGACACATTTAAATTTTTAGCGGATGAGAATGATGTCTACCCTGAGGGCAAACCCTGGGAAGATAAACCTATTGTTGAAGCATCTAATGACGCTATCCTCCCGGAAGTAACATGGCCATTTCCAGAAGCAACACCACCTGATAATGTAATTAACACAGATGTTTCTGAATTAGATAAATGGGAAACAGCAGTTGCAAGTTTACAAAATGACCTTGACGCTAAGAAACTCGAAGAAGCAGAAAAATATATCCCCCAAATGGAAAGACCGGGTGATTACCTTGTATCAACTGATAGACTAAAACCAGATCTAACAGAAGTTATCGAACCAGAAGGTTCAAAAAAAAAGACTTATATGATGAAGGACCCTACGGGACATCTTATGATTCAAACCAAGGAATAGAATACGTCCAAAACCAAGAACAACTAACTGATTCTAGTATTTGGTCTAAAATAAACGGCAGAGCTAGTGATATTTTTTACAAAGAGTATTCAGATCACGAATTTCAAAATTTCCAAGTTGACGAAGCCACTGACCCGGAATTGTATAAATTTGTAGAAGAAACAAAAAAATATGGTCCTAGATTTGCCGACTATAAAGAAAGAATTTTACAAAAGTATAAAGAGCGTTTAGATGAACTTAGGAAAGATAACAGTAATAACACCGCCGGATAAGTTGTTCAATTCCACCCTTAGTTATTTGCTTGTTAAACCTAGCAAACTAGTTAAAGAACAATTCCAAACAATCTTAAGCAGAAGCATTGATGATTTAAATGTTTTTATTTTTGATACTGAGGACCAAGATATAGATTGGCTATTAAGCGTGGCCCAACAAGCAGATTGTGTTATAATTGATATTGATAATTGCGATCCAATTACTCAAAAGTTTATAACCTATTTGCTAACGGAACCTAACGTTCATTATATAACCAATGATGAGCTTACTCCGTATAAATTAATAAATCAAAATAGAATATTCAATTTAGATTGGATTATTGAACAAATCTTAGATGAAGGGACAGATGATGTACAAGAAGATTAAAGGTACTGCGGTTATAGTTAAAGAAAACGAAAATATCAATCAAGCACTACGCCGCTTGAAGAGAAAAGTCGACGATGCCGGCACTTTGGATGATTTACGTAAAAAAGAGTTTTATGAAAAACCTACTACTGAAAAGAAAAGAAAAGCAGGTGCAGCCAAAGCTAGATGGAGGAAAAAGATGATCGCAGATCAGTTACCTCCAAAACTATTTTAAATTTTATTAAAATGTAATATAATATACAATTGAAAGGCAATAATGGCTAATACTGATATAATGATAGATTTAGAAACTTTAGCAACAACACCAGATGCTCAGGTTCTAAGCATAGGCGCTGTAAAATTTGATCCGTTTGGTAAAGAACTATCTGAACCTGCTATGGATAGTTTTTATGTAAGGGTGGATATAGATAGTTGTGATCGACTAGGGTTAGTTGCTAGCGACTCTACAATTGAATGGTGGAGTCGACAAGATCCGGCCGCACAAGAAGAAGCATTTAATCCAGAGGGAAGGATAGATGTAAGCGAAGCATTTAATCAACTATATAAATTTTGCTGGGGTGCAAAGCGTGTGTGGGCAAACGGTTCTAGTTTTGATATTGTTATCTGCGAGAATATCTACAGAAAAATAGAAAAGGCGGCACCGTGGCAGTATTGGCAAGTTAGAGATTGCAGAACTGCTTATGATCTAGGTATTAACCCAAATAGGCCTCCAGTACTTAAACATCATGCCCTTGAAGATGCTTGGAATCAGGCAGTAGGCATACAAAACGTTTATAATACATTACGCACTTCGACTACTCACGAAGGCAAATACATATCACCTTTTTCAAACGAGAAATAATTATGGATTCTAAACAACGAGAAATAATGAACATTTTATCTGAAGAATGTGCAGAAGTAATTCAAGCTATCAGCAAATGTCATAGATTTGGTATGGATAATTATAAACCAGGCAAACCAAAAACTAATCGAGATCATTTAGAAGAAGAATTAGGCGACTTAATGGCCATGATTGATATATTGTTAGAAAAAGGTGTAATAGACCCTAACCATTTAGAAATAGCCAAATTAGCAAAAATTGAAAAACTTAAAAAGTGGTCAACTATCTATGTGGACTAACTGTAAAGTCTTTATAGTTAGTTTAATATCCTGCATTGCCCTTGGAGTTCAAGCAGTAGAAGTTATACCCCATCTAACAGCAAAGAGTTGGTTAGTTGCTGATGCTGAAGGAAAAATAATCGATGGCTCGAATACTAAAGAAGTTAGAAGTATAGCCAGCATTACCAAATTGATGACTGTAATGATTGTTTTAGATGCTAAACAAAATTTAGAGCAAAGTGTAAATCAATATACTAGAGAACAACTAATAGATCTAGCACTTGTACGTTCAAATAATCAAGCAGCCGAAGCATTATGTGAAGCGTATCCTACAGGCAAACATGGTTGTATTAGGGCCATGAACTCAAAAGCGAGAGAATTAGGATTAACTCATACGACTTTTGTAGAACCTACTGGATTAAGTATATGGAATGTAAGTACTGCTGAAGACCTTGTATTGTTAGTTAAGGCCGCAAGTACCTATCCAGAGATAGTGGCCGCAAGTCAAATATCAGAAGTAAAAATAAAATTAAGAAAGAAATGGCTAGTATTTCAAAATACTAATCCTATAATAGGTAAAAAGCATAAATTTATAGTAAGTAAAACAGGTTACATTAATGCCAGCGGCGGATGTATTGTAATGATGCTTGATACTGATATAGGACATAGAACTGTTGTAGTGTTAGGCTCGAAGAATACAAAAACACGTATACCCGAAGCTGAATTTATTTTTGAAAATGTAAAATAAACAATCTTCAATCTAAAATGACATTTTCTCTACAAGTAGACAGTGATAAAGGTACATTACAAGTTTTATGGTCTAATCTTGAAAGTTTAGCAAAATATAGTAATTGCCAGATAGGATTCTATGGTGCTAAACCTGATATCACAACTAAATTATTGTTTTCTCACTTTAGAGAATTTAATATAAAAAAATGGCGCACATACCAAAATTTTCGCGTTTTTGATTTACCAACATCAGCTAGAATTCTAGATATAGGTTCAGGTGTTAGCGTCATTGATCTATTATTATATTCTTATGTAGAAAATTCTAAAATTTTTTTATTAGACGGTGATTTAAAAAATGATGATGAATTAAGAGCCGGCCTAATTTATGCACGTGAAAATCCTTATTGTGAAAATTATAAAACATATAATTCTTGGGAACCTGTCATTGACGCAATAAGTACAAGTAATTTTGATAAAAGTAGATTTGAGTTTTTATCTCCTAGCAGTAATTTTCCAGAAGATTTAGATTTAATAACATCGTATGCTTCCTGGTGCTTGCATTACCCTAAAGAAATTTACTGGACTAAAACAATTAATAGTTTAAAAAAGGGAGGTAAGTTAGCGTTAGATGTTAGAGTGTTAAAAGATAGGGATATTATAGGTGAAATAACTGAGGAATTAAAATGTAAGCCACTCATGCATCCTATGATATTGCCCAAAGAATTAGATAAATTTGAAGATGTTGATAAAAATGCAAGTGCATACAAATGTGTTTGGGTCAAAAATGTATAGATTAGATAAATTTATGATAAATAAATTTATAGAACGCCCACAGGGGATCTATAAACGGGCATGGTGCCCACAATTACTCGCTTAATTAAGGAGAATATTATGAGTAAAATCATCGGTATCGATTTAGGTACAACAAATAGCTGTGTAGCAATCTTAGAAAATGGAGTTGCTAAAGTAATCGAAAACAGCGAAGGTGCTAGAACAACACCAAGTATCGTAGCATACACTGACTCAGAAGTACTAGTCGGTGCGACGGCTAAACGACAAGCAGTAACAAATCCAAAAAACACAATTTACGCAGCCAAGCGCCTAATCGGACGTAAGTTTGAAGAGCAGGCTGTACAAAAAGATATTGACCTAATGCCTTACAAGATTGTAAGAGCTGAAAATGGCGATGCATGGATTGAAGCAAATGATCAAAAACTTGCTCCTCCACAGGTAAGCGCAGAAGTTTTGCGCAAAATGAAAAAGACTGCTGAAGATTATCTAGGCAAAGAAGTCACACAAGCAGTTATTACAGTTCCTGCTTATTTCAATGACAGCCAACGTCAAGCAACAAAAGATGCTGGTAAAATTGCAGGCTTAGAAGTACTACGTATCATCAACGAGCCAACTGCGGCCGCCCTAGCATACGGTGTTGACAAACAAGACAAGCGTGATCGCAAAGTTGCTGTTTACGACTTAGGTGGTGGTACATTTGATATTTCAATCATTGAAATCGCAAACGTAGATGGTGACAAGCAAATTGAAGTATTGTCAACAAACGGTGATACATTCCTAGGCGGTGAAGACTTTGACCAACGTATCATGGATTACTTGGTTGATACTTTCTTAAAAGAAAGTGGTGTTGACCTAACTAAAGATGTACTAGCACTACAACGTCTAAAAGAGGCAGCTGAAAAAGCTAAGATTGAATTGTCTAGTACAGCTAGTACAGCAGTTAACCTACCATACATTACAGCAGATGCTACAGGTCCTAAACACTTAAATGTAACAATAACTCGTGCTAAGTTTGAAAGTCTAGTAGAAGACCTAATTCAAAGATCTATTGATCCTTGCAAGATTGCTATGAATGATGCAGGTGTTTCACCTTCCGATATTGACGAAATTATTCTTGTCGGTGGCCAAACACGTATGCCTAAAGTACAAGAGGCTGTTGAAAAATTATTTGGCAAATCACCACGTAAGGATGTTAATCCAGATGAAGCTGTAGCCGCTGGCGCCGCAGTACAAGGTGCTGTTCTAGCCGGTGACAAAACAGACGTTCTATTGTTAGACGTTACTCCATTGAGCTTAGGTATTGAAACAATGGGTGGTGTTTTTAATAAGATCATTCAAAAGAATACAACTATCCCGACAAAAGCCAGCCAAACATATTCTACAGCAGAAGATAATCAACCTGCTGTTACAATTAAAGTTGGACAAGGCGAACGCGAATTATTCAAGTATAACAAAGAGCTTGGAATCTTCAACTTAGAAGGTATTAATCCTGCACCACGCGGTATGCCACAAATTGAAGTTACATTTGATATTGATGCTAACGGTATCATGAAGATTAGTGCCAAGGATAAAGGCACAGGCAAAGAAAATCAAATCACTATCAAGAGCGATAGCGGTTTAAGTGATGCTGAAATCCAACGCATGGTTAAAGAAGCAGAAGAAAATGCAGAAGCAGATAAAAAAGCTACTGAATTAATTAATGCACGTAACCAAGCAGATAGTACAGTTCATTCGATGAACAAAGACTTTGAAGATGTAAAAGATCTTTTAACAGAAGAAGAAAAGACAGCATACGAATCTGCTAAAACCTCCTTAACAGAAACTATTAAAGGAGAAGATAAAGATGCTATTGATAAGGCTCTTCAAAAGTATTTTGAGGCAGCTGGTCCTGTAATGCAGAAAAAGCAAGAAAAGGCCCAAGCTGAATCAAACCCTGCTCCTCAAGGGGAACAAACCGTAGATGCGGAGTTCAAAGAGGTTGATCCTTCTGAAAAGAAGTGATATAATAAATTATAGGGCGCCGGTGGTCGGGCCCTATACAGTTCTTGCTTAATAAAGGAGATCTAAAATGACACAACTAAGAACTATTGATGCGCAAGCTCTTGCCAATATAAACAGAGCACTAGTAGGTTTTGACCGTATATTCAATGATCGTTTTTTTCAAGGCGCTCAAAACGGTAACTATCCCCCACATAATATTGTAAAATACAGTGAAGATCACTACGGAATTGAAGTAGCAGTTGCTGGATTTAGCAAAGACGATATTTCAGTTGAGGTAAATCAAGACCAACTTAAAATTACAGGAAACAAATCTGTAGATGATACTAAAGAATATATTCATAGAGGATTAGCTTTTAGAGATTTCTCACAAACTTATACTCTAGCTGAATATATGGAAGTAAAAGGTGCAGAAGTAAAAGATGGCATGCTTAAAATTACAATTGAGCGCCATGTTCCTGAAGCACTAAAACCACGTTTGATTGAAATCAAATAATTAAATAACATTGGGGGAGGAAACTCCCCCAATCTTCGGAGAAATAAATGCCAGGAACCGACATTCAATTAGACGAAAAAGTTAAAGTAACAGTAACAGAACCTAAACGTTGGAAAGTTATTTTCCTTAATGACGATACTACACCTATGGAATTTGTAATCGGTGTACTACAAGAAATTTTTAAACACACCGCAGATTCTGCTAGAGCAGTAATGCTACAAGTTCATGAAACAGGTAGCGGCATTGCAGGTATTTACAGTTTTGAAATAGGTGAAGCCAAAGCAGTTGAAGCTACTAACGAAGCTAGGACAAATGGATTTCCTCTTCAAATAAAATTGGAAGAAGAATGAGTTTAAAAGATATTACCGCAGATCTACACGATAAGGCGGAAGATACTCCATTTATGAAAGCAGTCTTTGCTGGCGAATTACCTATTAAAGTATGGGAAGAATGGACCTACTGGCGCACCATGTTTTATAGTGCTATTGAAGACAAGTGTGAACAAGGTAATTTGCTTGATGATTTACAAGGGATTAAACGTGCTACATCCTTGATGCAAGATTATATTGGAATGCGCAATGGTAATTGGTTACCAAGCAATAATTGTAATAACCCGGCATTGAACGAATATTTAGATTACATTAAAACACTAACATCTGATCGAGCATTAGCTCACTTGTATGTATGGCACATGGGTGACTTATACGGCGGGCAAATGATTAAAAAAGTTATTCCCGCACCTACGCACTACGCATTAGAGTTTGAAGATGCTACTACATTAAAAAATAATCTACGTGCCAAACTTACTGACGATTTAGGCCCAGAAGCACGTACAGCATTTGAATTTGCTATTAAAATGTTAAATGAGGTATACAAAATAGATAACTAATAATATACAAGGAGTTATCTATGAAAAAGCGTAATTACACACAAGACACAGTAAGAAAGTTAGGAGGATCTGTTCAGATTGAACACACACTAGCTAAAAGAGGAGCAGGTAAATTAAGGCATTTACTTGCAACAGAACCATATATTAATACATTGGGCGCATACAGCGGCCAACAAGCGGTACAACACGCCAAAGCCGGACTAAAAGCAGTTTATCTAAGTGGATGGCAAGTAGCCGCAGCCGCAAACACCGCAGGACAAACATATCCAGATCAAAGTTTGTATCCTGTAAACTCAGTACCCGCAATCGTTAAACAGATTAACAATGCTTTCCGTCGTGCTGATCAAATTGAATACTCAGAAGGCAATGTAACAACAGATTACTTTTTACCTATTGTGGCCGATGCTGAAGCAGGCTTCGGTGGCGCCTTAAATGCATACGAATTAATGATGGCTATGATTGAAGCAGGTGCCGCAGGTGTTCACTTTGAAGATCAATTGTCAAGCGAAAAGAAATGTGGTCACTTAGGCGGTAAGGTTCTTATTCCAATCAGCCAAGCAATACGTAATTTACAAGCCGCCCGTCTAGCTAGTGACGTGGCAGGCGTTGACACAGTTATCATGGCACGTACTGATGCTGAGTCAGCAACATTAATTACTAGCGATCATGATCCATTAGATAAGGAGTTTATCATAAATGAACGAACAGAAGAAGGATTTTACAAGTTCCGCAACGGAATCGATGCTTGTATTTCTAGGGGCCTGGCTTATGCTCCTTACGCTGATTTACTTTGGTTTGAAACATCAACACCTGATATCAGACAAGCTAAAAAGTTTGCCGACGCCATACACGCTGAATTCCCAGACCAAATGCTCGCCTACAATTGCTCTCCCAGTTTCAATTGGCGCAAATTCTTGTCAGTAGAAGAATGTGAAACATTCCAACGAGAACTAGGTGAATTGGGTTATAAGTTCCAATTTATCACATTGGCCGGTTTCCATTCAGTTAACCTAGCAACGTTTGAGCTTGCCGAGGCATATCGTCTACGCGGTATGGCAGGTTATAGTGAAATGCAACAACGTGAGTTTGAAGCACAGGTTCGTGGCTTTACCACTGTTAAACATCAACGTGAAGTAGGCGTTGGCTATTTTGACTTAATCAGCGAAGCAGTTGGCGCTACAAGTACAGTGGCAAATAAAACATCAACAGAGTCGGATCAGTTTCATTAATGAGTAATATTTGGGATAAACTAATCGAATTAGAATCCTATTTTGAATCGCGATTCTATGCCACTGGTGCCATTAAGCACGAGCCCGGCATGGATCGCTTCAACCAACCTGGTTGGATAAACAAAGTATGGAAAAGTTCTACATATCGAAGAGCACATATCGATGTTGTGGATGCTAGGGAAACAAAGGGACTTTGGATGATGCATTGTTGCGTTTTCCCCTATGTTGATAATCCTGCTCCTATATTTGGATTTGATGTGATTGCAGGTAAAAATAAAATTACAGGCTGTTTTATCGATGTAAGTCCAACATGTTGGGACGATCATCCTATGCTTCCGTGGTTTGCTGTTGAAGCCAGTCGATTAACGTGGCATAAAGTTAGACCGTTACCCGATTGGGCAAAGGCAATTTTTAGTCCTAACATAATTGCTGCCGGTAATGTGCAAGAAGAAGCAGAATTAGAACAAATTTTAGAAGTCGCTAAACGTACATTAGACATCTACTTAGAATCGCTAGCCGATACTGCTAATTTGGATGTAGATGCATCACAAAAACAAAACTTCTACGCTCAACAACAAAAACTTAACCCGCACACGCCTAAAGTTATGGCCAGTTTAGGCTTAAATGAAGAGGATGTACGTGCATTTATACAGGAATGTTTGTTCCCAGAAATAGCATAAATATTGTACTATGCGATTTTTAGAGTTTAATTTAGCAGAAGCTACCCTCCAACGAACCTCCACTAGTAGCTGGGCAGACTACCTACAAAATTTAATAAATGCCAAGGATATTGGCGTAGGTAAGCAGGGCGAGCGCCACAGCGGCCAAAAATTAGACGACAAGTCAAAATCAATTGTAAAATCTCTTATTGCCGGATTCGCTAACGCTAAAAATAAACTTGATTTTGCCAAACACATTGAAGATACTGAAGTTACACTACTTCCTGATAAAATAGTTGTTCCTATAAAACACATTCACAAAAGTGCTGAAATTAAGGGATCCGGTGCAGATTCCGGTAAAGAAAAGAAACCGTGGAATGAAGGGGAAGTGGCAGAAACTATTTTAGGAGCGGCTTTACTTGCTAGATTTACTAGCAAAAAAGACATCACTGAAAAACAAGTTTGGGACGCACTAAAACTTCTAGCTAATAATGTTGTTCCTGGCGGCTTCCGTGTAGCTAATAAGCGCAATAAAAAAAGCCCTATAGATATGACAGCTTTAAATAAACCAATGAACAATTTGGTTATTGATAAACTTGTTCATAACAAAGCAGAATTAAAACAACTATATCCCGAAGGTGTTAAAGCATTAGAAGAAAAAATAGAAGCGTGTGCTTCTTATGTAAATGAATCTAGCAAAGTTATAGCCGCATTAGAGCAGGCAGACGCTAGTCCCGGCGCACCTATTACTATTAAAACAGATGGTGTCGGTGACCAAAAAGGTACCAAAGCAGATTTACAAATTAGTGTCGGCGATTATAAACAATTATTAAGTTTAAAAGTAAACGATATTAAGCAATTTGGCCAAGATAGTGGTTCAAGTGGAACCATTATAACTACCTTCTTCAAGCGTTTTATTCCAAACTTTGATATTTCCGATTTATATATGAACAACGGTGAGCCAATTCCGTGGACTCCTGAAACAGGAGAAGGTTGGCCTGAGATGGATAATAAAAAAGTCACTAATCAGCTAAAGGCTAACAATTTGTGGGACGCGGCACTAAAACAAGTTTATAAATTAACCGGCATGGCTTATCAAAAGGCAGCGGCACAGTTACAAGATCAATTATCAACACCCTCTGGCGCCGCAGATGTTGTTACTAATATATACAACGGTATCATTCATCATGTACAAGGCAGTGCTCAATTTCAAACCTTAGTTATTTTAAATCCTAGTGCTAAACAAGCATGGAAGGAATTAGAATTTGGACCTAGCCTACAACAAGCTCTAAGCAATTACACTTTAGAAGTAGATGTTGAAATAGGTGAACGAGGTGGCGGCAATCATAAATTAAGAATTTATGGTACTCCTGCAACACCCGAAGCACAACTTGCCGCCCAGATTAAAATAAATTCAAAGGCCGATGCTAAAAAAGCCAAGAAAAAAATAGATTCGGGCGAGGTGCTAGCATCGTCGCCTCGAGAACTGCTTTTCCAATTAAGATCATATCAACAAGAAAGCGGTAGTATGAGAAATCCTGTTGAAATGGGGCCGTTACTTAAAGACCTAACCGAAGTACAAAAAATAGACGATGTACCAGATTCTACGCCCGACCAACCACTTGTACAACAACCAGATCAAATTGAGCAACCTGCACAACAAACAATACAAGAGCCTCAGCAAGGCCAATCAAACTTTACATCAAAGATGCAACCTATTGAACCTGCAACTGATGTATTACCCCAAGACGATCAAGAACCTGATGAGCAATCAGATGATTTAGACCGCATGAGAAAAAATGCAGGTATCACAGTATAAGTGCTCACTTCAGGGATTGTGGTAGCGAATCACGCACCCTAGGCAGCAGCCGCCTATCACCTATAACTATAGTGGTCCTAAGGTGATTATCATCTAACATAAATTAAGAACATTTAGCCCAAATTGTACTAGTCCATTTGTGATACAACCAAGTACCTTTAGGCATAGGACAGTTTCCTAAATCAGGGAAACGCTCTTGACGTAGATCTATTACATACATAAACATAAACATCAGTATAAAAATACTTATCATTATTATGATCCCCATCGCAAACTGTCTAGTTAATTGATCTTTACGTGCTTGCCTTCTTTTTTCTTCTCGGCGATGCTGTTCAATTTCACGGGCCATAAGAACTTTTTGTTCTTTACCCATTTGTTTCATCATTTCTTCTACTTCAGTCCACAATGCACCTAGCTCTGGCGGACTTTGGTATACCATTATTTCACGTAATTCCATCCCCATTTGCTCTAATTGTTTTCTCATTAACACGCGATTTAGAGCACGTTTACCTAAGCTATCATCACCGTGGTAAGCTTCTGTCTTAGCACGTTTTTCTTCTTCTTCAAAGATTGCTTGGCACTTATAGTAATTGTCGTAGTATGCGCCTAATTGTTCTCCTATTTCTTTATAGATATTAGTATGTTCATTTGCATTAGCTTTTTTGTTTAGTTCTCGTACTTCGTTCTTTTTACGTATAAGATCATTTTTTTGTTCTACAGTAGGCGGCTTATCTTTGTGTATTTTGGCAAATTGGTCGTCAAGATCTTTGAGGACATCTTTAACATCCCCAGCTGCTGATTTTATATCTTTGTAAAGTTTGCATCCTGCTTTTACTGCTGATACAGCACCATTGGCAAGTGCAAACAGCGTTAATGGATCCATATTTTAAGCCCAAGATAACCGTTCTTAATATTTACGGTCCTGGGCTTAAAGAATTAAAGCTATAGTTTATTTTCCGGATAAAGGATTATCTAGTGCTTTCTTAATTTTGTCATCTAGCTCATGACGCAGTTGTTTTATTTCTGCTTCATTTTCTTTTTGCATTTGACGAATAGCACTAGATGTATCTCTTTCCATTTGTTTAACAGAACGATCTACATCGGCCTTTGTATCTCGAACATCTTTACGAGCATCTTGTACAGCTTTGTCAGTTTCTCTGTTGGCAGCTTTAGTGTCTCTTTCTACAG